TAACTGGCGAGAAGATGAATATGGAGACTTTACATTTGGTCCGGGTAAATTTTGGTCTTCCCCTTTCCAATCAAAAGGAGGTGCTAGTATTGCTTTACCTACTTATCTTGAAGCGATTCATGCAAATACGCAAGATAATAATGGTGACTCGTTTTTGTTCGATTTAAGTGAAACTAGTGAAAACTATATTCAACCAAGAGATAATATGACCTCACTGATTAATCATTTCTTACCCGAAAGAACATCACCAATAGGTGAGTATGTATTACTTTCTACACCTACTAAGGCAGGTAAAGCATCGAAAGTAGTTGGCGGAAGATTTGTTCATAACTATAATCAAGATTTATTACAAAATCTACTTTCTCCATTCAACACTTCTCGTGTGGTTGGTGGAAGAGAGGGCATGACAGATAAAAACAACTACACAGAACACAAGTCTAGTCTTTCTCCGCAATATGAATATGCTCTTAGAAATATGAATGCTATGCAAAGAAAAGAACTAGGTAAGCATAGAGAACCTTCTAAATTCCCAGTTTCTATAATACCTACTATGGTAACAAAACCCGAAATGATGTACGGTGCTTCCACCAGTGACAGTAGATTACTAGAAAATGCACAGTTGTCACATTTTATTGAAACTCTCGGAGGTCAAATGCAACACCCTCACACACCCGCTGAAAAATCAATAATGTCCTATAAAGATTTGATGAGAGGCGATGAGGCTGTATCGGGTGGTATCACTAGAGAAGATTTTACTGACTATATGGGATGGGGTACTAAATTACCTAATTTTCAAAATTTGAAGAACCAATTCATGAATGATAAGACATTGAATTCGGGTCTTAGAATTATCAACGCAATCGCTAAATTAGAGAATACAAATAACCCAAGTAAAATTTTGAGATTTTTAGAAAATGATGAAAAGTTACTCGAACTCAAAAACACTTTAGGTTATTCTGTAAGCGATGAATTACCTATCAAATCTGTTTACTCCGCTATTGATAGTCTCGCTAACACAATGAAAGAAAGAGGCGATGCGAAAAATCCAACTAGGTTAGATTCCATTTCTCACATGTTAGGCTTTGGTGGCGCAATGCCTATGTTTGAGGAAGAAACTAAACTCAATGATGAGATTGATAAAATCAATGAGCAGTTAACAGGTGCAGAAGACCCAACCACTGTTGAGATGCTGAGAGAACAATTAGCAGAAAAATCACAACAGTTACAACAAGTTCAACAACGAAGCATGACAAAGGTAATGGGTAAACCTTCAAGTTACTGGCAAATCAATGCAGACTATCTTAACGATGTAGCATCTAGTCATAGAAAGTTAGTAGCCGAGGTCGCTCGTGACAAAATTGTTCCAGCCATGTTAGAGGCTGACCCCAATGCTTTCGATGCCAGTAATCCTGCCACATTTATTGCTAACAACGCAAGAGCGTTTAGAGATGCACAACGATACATCTCGTCTGTACCTCATAGAGTACACGGTTTAACAGTCAAGAATTATGGTATTGGTACGCAAATAAGAGAGAATAAAGGTAAGTCTTCATTCCACACTGACCTCGCACAACATTTGAGTAAAAAAGGAACAGTGATAGATGGTAACATGAGTGTACCTCAAGTACTTGACGCTTTAGGTATCAAGCCTTCTACAAAAGCAAATCAACATGCTAAACAACTAATAGACTCAAGCAATAAATTCAACACACCGCTAATGGTTTCTACAATTGGTGGACTTTTGAGAAATAACGCATTCAAAGACATAAGAGGTGCGAGTACAGAACATCTTCTACCAAATGAAGAGTTACAAGGTCGTGAGGTTGGAGATTTAAATAACGATGAATTATTCAATAGATTACTTCATCAAGAAGATTATCACAGTGCGATGGATGCTTTACAACCTAAACTAAGTGAGGGCGATTGGAAGAAGCACTACTCTCACCAATTACCAAGTAGGCTAAACTTGCTGATGAATCAACAACAGTTTGGACATGACATGCTTGCCGCTGGTGTAGGTGCTATTAGAAACGATATTCATGGTATGAGAGATTTGAAACAAAAGGGTAAGGGTAAAACCTCAGCACAGACAAAGAATCACCTAGATACTATATTGCATTTCAATCCAACAGTATTAGATGATGAAGAAGGTATTTTCACACCCGAAAGAAGTGTTGTACAAACTGCTGGTATGATAGATAATCTTCCAGTAGGTGCGCCCAACCCTGCTCATGGTTCTTTGATGGACACATTTGACGCTGGTGGACATCACAAAGGATACGAGTTAACACCAACAGTTGGATGTGAGTTTACTGCTGATGGGCAAATTGTTGCTGGTACGAATGTAGGAGATGGTGTTTATCACAGTGTACCTCATGAGTTAACTGATATGGTACACGGTCAAGATGTGAGACAACAAGTATGGAGTAATGCACCTCCACCGCAATACATGAACAATGCACATCAAAGCATGAACTATGAAAACTATTCAATGATGAGTGATAATCCTTCTTCTATCGCCATGAGTGAAATGACAGAAATGATTACATCTCTCCTTGACCCCGATATTTTACTAACAAAATCCGATGAGGCTTCATGGACACCACCTGTAAGACCAATGCACAGAATCTTTGACATGAATGACTTAGAACATTTGAGAGGATTCAGTGGCTCTTGGGTAGTTAGTAAATGGTATGATGGAAAAAGAATTGTACTTGTAAAGAACGGTGAAGAGATTACTGCTTACGATGAAAACGGTAAGAAGAAAGGCTTGAAGAAAGCAACTAAAGAAGCCGTAGAAAAACTAAATGACAAAAACTACACATTAGATGCTATACTCGGTGAAGAAGAATTGAATATTATAGACATCATCAATTATGATGATAACAATATATCCGACATGCACATGCATGAAAGAATGAAGATTTTACGCTCACAATTTGATAGTCAAGAGAATGTGATTGTACCCGGTCCACACGATACTAGAATGACAGACAATGAGGGATTAGAAGATGCCATCAAATCTCTAAAAGAGGACCACGACAACATCCTACTAAGAGATAACAAGTCTACATACATGAAGGGCGAGCGAAGACATCCTAAGTGGGTGCTACTAAGAGAGGCTAGAGATTTCAACTTCATTGTACTAGATAGGAGAGGGAAAGGACCTTACACATACCAACTAGGCGCAGGACCATTGTTAGATGACAGTGGACTAGGTAATCGTGTAATCGAAATCAAGGGTAGTCACTACATGGATGTAGGAACCGCACACAACCAACATTGTTAGAGCATCTATTACTGGTGTAACTAAGAAGAACAGAAAGGAAAGACCTGTTTACAATGTACAATTCAAAGAGATAGAAGGCGAAGGAGAGGGCGAAGGTGCGGCAAGCACAGAATCTCTCGACTTACTTACTAAGTCCTTTGCACCTGTATTACTACCACATGACATAGAAGTAAACGATTCTCATATTCAAATAATCATGAAAGATTTAGATGTAGTCAGTTATGAGTATGAGAAGTTCAATGATTGCTGGATGATACATTCTCCTACTAGTGCGATTGGTTCTTTAAAGAAAGCAGACTATCCTGTGATATTGGCTGAGAGCCTTCAACCGTACTGGTCGCCACTTGCACCATTAATGATAGAGGGATATTTGCAGAAGGCTGAGATGGATATGCCAAAGAAACCGACAGAAGAGCAAATGGAAGAGGGTAGTGCTGGTATCATAGAAGAAGATGATGAGAATAGACTACTAAAACCAAACATGAAGAAGAAAGCATTGGAGTTGATGATTCGCACACTGGATACCATATCCAAAGAAAGAATGACATGGACTGGTCCAAAGGGGCTAGGTATAGACATGGTAACACCCGATGAATCGCCTCGTGGACCTACAAAGTTGAGAGATGATGCCACCTTACCGGACTTTGATGGTGAAAGGAAAGAATCGGATGATGAAGAAAAAATTAACCGTAAAGAAAGATTAAATCACCTAAAAATAAGTGATAGAGAGGGTGGAGAGGTAAGTTTGGACTACGAAAACGACCAACCTATTTTATCGTGAATTAACTGCCTCTTTAATATACCATGAGTAATCTAGCACAGGTTAATGCTAACACTAAGAAACCCCGAATCCGGTATTGCTCTCGTTAAGAGCAGTACAGATTTGGTTGTTGCTGGCTATGCGTCAGTAGAGTTAGTAGACAAGCAAGGCGACTTGATTACTCGTGGTGCTTTGAAGGATGCCTTTGATGGCTTCATGAAGAGCGAGAAGTATAGAAATGTTCAACTTGCACACTCAAACATACAAGTTGGAGAAGTAATTGATAATTACATAGACTCCAATGGAAGAATGTGGAAATCCGAATGTGATGACGCAGGTATGTTTGTCGTAGTTAAACTCCGCAATGATATTGAGAAGGCTCGTGAAGTAGCCGCCGAAATCCGTAAGGGCAACCTTCGTGGATTCTCTATTGGAGGTCAAGCCTTCAAGAGAGTTCGCAAGTCCGATATGGAAAAAGGCGACTACCAAGAGATTTCAAAAATGGAGTTGCATGAGATAACTATATGCGAAAAGGGTATCAACCCGGAAGCACAGTTTACCATCTTAAAGGAGGATAATACCATGACAGAAACAACAGAAATTGGTGATTTGATGAACAGGCTAGAAGCCCGACTTGACGCTATGGAGAAAGGCGAACTTCCTCCACAACTCCGTGAACACATGGAAGGTAAAGAGTCTAAGGCTGAAAAGACCGAAGAACCTAAAGAAGAAAAGAAAGAAGAAGAAGAGAGTGACGAAAAGATGTACGCAAAAGGTGAAGAATACAGCGATGTCATTTCCTCCGAGTATCTAAACTGGATGGAAGACACACTAAAATCTGCTGGCGTAGATGTTGCTGGTGTAAGAACACACTTCGACAACCTAGAGAAGGCTCAACTTGGTGGCTTCGACAACCCGGATGCGGTTGACGGTGCTGACTACTTTGGTGGACAAGTTAGAGGAAGAGGACAAGACAAAGGTTCTCCTTCCACTGGTGCAATTTCAGCAATCTCCGCTACTGGCGGAAAGACACCTGCTGGTGCAATGGGTCCTGCGGAAGTATCCAAAGGATACCTAAACAGTGAAAATGTCAGTGATGCTGACATCGAAGCGGCTTACGAAGTTTACAAGCAAGCGGCAAAAGAACAAAACTTCCGCAATGACTTGGAAAAATCATTTGCTGACAGATTCAACAACGAACTAGAGGTCGCAAAGGCTGAGGCTGAGAAATCTGCTTTCGATGCTCGTGTGCCACTAGCAGACATCGTAAAGTCAATCGAGGCTTTGTCCGAGAGAATTGACAACATGGGTGCAGTAAGCGGTACACCAATCGCTAAATCTGCATCTGCTTCAAACATTGAGATTCCTTCTACACAGGATATGGCAAATATGGGCTGGGATGAAGTTCACGCCCTTGCTAACAGAACATTAAGAGGGGAGTGAATAATATGGCAAGAGATTACATAAGAAACATCAAAGACATGGAAAGATACTACTACGGTGCTGGAAACGCAATGGGCTACTCATACAGTGGTAGCGAATTGCTGAAAGCAGATGCACCTATGCTATCTACAACAGCAGGAACATACCAAGCAATCTACGGTAGAAAAGTTTGGTCACAACTAAACCAAGAATTCAACGCTTTCTCTATCCTACCTAAGAGGCCATGGGAAAGAAGTGGATGGAGAGTAGTTACAGCAAAGCCTTCCTTCTCAGTTGGAGGCGGTGTTGCTGAGAACGCTACACTACCTGAAACAACCAAGCCTACCTTCCAACACATTGCGGCAAAGCCTAAGACAGTTGTTCACACATTCGACATGTCCGAAACAGCAATGTTCCTATCCGACAAAGATGACGGACTAGGCGACATTAGAGCAGTTCTAAAGGAAGAGATGGGTAAGCACCACGCTGAACACATCAACCAAATGCTAACAAAGGACAAAGCAACAGTAGCAGGTAACGATTTCGAGTCATTAGACCGTGTTACAACTGGTGCTTCTTCCGGTTCTAGCGAAGACATTTACTCCATTGACAGAAGTGCAAACTCATGGTCATTGGCAGAACACAATGAAAACAGTGGAACTGACAGAAACCTATCACTAGACCAACTTGACGACTTGTTCCAAAAGATTTGGACTCGTGGTGGAAATCCAAAGGTTATCCTAACTGGATATGACACATTAATGAGACTACAACAACTTCTACAATCTCAACAAAGATTCATGGAAGAAAAGAGAGTTACACCTACCTACAACGGTGTTAAGGGTGTACCGGGTATCGAGGCTGGATTTATCGTTGCTACATACAACGGTGTTCCAATCATCCCATCAAAGGATGTTGAATCGGACACAATCAGCAGAATGTACTTCCTAGACACAGACTACCTATACTTCTCCACTGCTATCCCTACTCAATACTTTGAGAGTGGTATCGAAACTGGCGACCCATTCGCAATCAACAGATTGGGTCAAGAGGGAATGTACCGCACAATGGGTGAACTTTGGACAACTTTCTTTGGAGGACATGGTTCAGTTCGTGACCTAAAGTGAGAACATCAAAAAATAATGAGGTGAAAAAATATGGCTAAAGAATTAACATTAAGCGGAACAGCAACAGCAACTCTTGTAGGTGCATGGGAACTTAGAGCAGGGTCACAAAGTACTACTGAGTGGCTAGACGGTGCGGCAGATGTAACCTATCCGGGCGGTGGTCCGGGTACTTTCAACGCATCCAACAGTGATGGTGCAAACGGGTACGACCCAGCACCAAAGATGGCTTTAATCAATGTAACAGGCGGTGCAGACGGTGAAACAATCATCCTAGCGGGTGGCATTTCTTCTATACTAGGTGCATTCACCACTGACACTGGTGCGGCGGCAGTATCAGTAGGTGCAAGTGTATCAAGTCTAACCATTACTCTACAATACCTAAGCGGCTCGTCTAACACTACGAGCGTTCTAGTGATGTACAACTGAGGTTGATTAGATGCCTACGGTAACATTTCTAGGTCCTTTCCATACACGCAGGGGTGTAGATTATACACACGCTGAGTGGATAAGAGGGCAACCAGTAGAAGTTACCCAAGAGTGGCTAAACCAATACCGACACAGACTACCGGAATCAAAATTCAAAATAGAAGGAGATGAAGGTGTCACAGAAGACGCTGACAATGACGGAATCCCCGATGAAGGATGGGCAAGGAGTGATATACTCGCATGGCTCAAAGAACAAGGAGTTTCAAGAGGCAGTGGATACTTGACAAAAACGGCGGCGTTGGCACTCGTAGAAAAGCATCTAAATCCCCCAGTAGAAGAAACAGAAACAGAAGGAGTTGAAGAATAATGGCAGTAACAATAGATAACAGACCAACCGTTTTCGGTGACAGAATGATAGTGACAGGCACTTTTGCCGCTGGTGACAATGAGATTGATTTGAGTGATTTCCTCAGTGAAATTGATTTCGCTGGTGCAAATTTCAGTGGAGTATTGGCGCAATCGCCTATTACTGACACTGGTGGAAGCCCACCAACACAAGATGTGCTTTTTAATCCTCAAGTAAGGATTGATGGTACAACTGTAAGAATTGCCGCTGGACTAGCGAATGCTACACTCGCTGACACAACCGCTACACAGGCTGGTACATTTATCGCAATCGGTAGACGCTCTTGAGGTGATTCCTCGTGGCGGCACTAACCAAGATTGGCGTGAAGATGTTCGGACCGTTCTCTCCTAGAGAGTTCACCGATACATCCACACTTCAATCAGCGATACAGACAGACATCCAAGCAATAGCCGATTCGAGCAGTACAAGTTCAGTTATCGACACTGAGGTTTTCCCAGTCTTGGGAAATTTCTTTGTAATGGTAACATATCAACTCGCTTGAGGGTGAGTGGATACGATGGGCTTTGATGTGAGAAACATAGACCTAAGCGACATTGCTCGTGCTGGAAAGCAAGGTGTCAAAGTAGACACTAGTTATTCAGTAGATGTGAAAACTGACGAAAAGAACCCTCTCAAGGGTATCACTGGTCAGCAACGCACACGAAATAGAAATATAGGTGATGTGTTAAACATCGGTGCAGGAACAAGATGCAAACACTGTGGGTTTCTCCATTTCTTATGGCGTGAAACTTGCGGTGCTTGTGACAAACCAATGGAATACAATTTAGGACATAGAGATGAATCAAAGAGGTTATGACATGAAAAGAATATTGATTAAGGCAGTTAAACCACACAGGCAGAAAATTATGACTGAAAGTGGGGAAGAGATGAAATTACAACAGTGGGCTAACCGTAAAGCGGCTGGCGCACTTAGAGGGGCTGGTGGTGACACCAGTGGTGAACAATTCACACAATCTCGTGATAAACTCATGAGAGAGGCACTGATGAATCCGGAAGAGCATGGTATCAAGTTTGTAGGTGGCGCACCTGTAATGTTTGACGACATGCAACCTATGGATGACATGCAAGGTGAAGCAGAAGCAGACTTCGCTTTAAGAGAAGAAGAATTGGCTCAAGCAAATAAAGAAGGTACTATACCAAATGAATCTCAAAGTGATATAGATTCGGATAAGGCTTCCTTTGCTAATCTGTTAGACTCGCAAGGTAACTTGGCAACATCTATGCCCGGCGCAGAAACACCAAAGCCGGAAGATGACGATGACGATGACGAACCTTCTTTCCTAGACTTCTATAAGAAATCTTTCCAAAAGGCTGTGAGGTCAAGAGTAGTGTCTTTCAAAGATGCATGGTCAGTGTTGAAGCAACGATGAGGGGGTCAAATGAATGCCAAAAGTATTCAGCCCCGGTGAACCGGAGACACGCCCTCTATATCCCGATGAGGTAGTGTATACTACGGCACAGAAAGTGGCTGACTTACTTGATATTGGACCACAAGATGCAATCTTAATGAGTGCCACTGCTGATGCCGGTGCAGTGTACATTACAGGTAACGAGTTTAGAGCAACTGGTTTCAGTGTTGGCGATAAAATTCGTGTGTACAGCGATGCAGACCCATTCGGGCATGAAGATTTAGAAATCGCTACTGTCGGAGCCAGTGCTAGTAGTGATTCAGCAGGTACAGGTCATGTCAAAATAACTTTCACTGGGGCTTCACTTAATCCCGGTCATTACGAAGTAGCAGACAACGGATATGTACAGAATCAAGCATCATTCACTAATGGTCGTGTAAGAGGCATGACTAAGGCAAAGGTAGACCATGTTATCTTGAAGATGCAAGATAGGATTGACAACATGACTCGTAATGCATGGAGGCCATACCTAGCCGCCGCAGAATACATTAACTTCGACACATACAAGCCAT